GTCAACGTCACCCGGCACGAACTTCTTGAGCCGGGACGTACCGTTGAGCGGGCTGTACGCGGATGCGTCAGCCGTGCCGAACGCATAGTCGATGGAGATGACTTCCCCGAGCGCTACGCCATTCCACGAGATGACCGTGCCTTGGGCATCTTGGGCCATTAGACCCTCCCCAAGTCACTGGACGACGCTGAAGACCGCTTGACCCTTGACGAGTTCGTTGGTCTGCCAAGTCACGCTGAACGACTCGCAGGTGGCGGTCGCCCCCGTCAACTGCTGGGCCGTGACCCCCGCGACGTAGCTCACCAGCGAGATGACGCCCGACGCACCTTCGGCGGGGGCAATCGTCCCGAGGATGCTCATGGTCACCTTCCGCGGATCCTTCAGCGGAGCTTGCTGAGTTCGCTTGAACGACCCCTTGGCCTGCCCGAGATGGGCCGCATCCAGCATCGAGATGGACCCGCCGAGGTCGAGGTTGGTGGCCTCAAACGTCGATCCAGCGAAGGTGAGGATTGTTCCCTGGGAGTCATCAACTGGCATGGGAGTCGCTCCTGTAGAGTGGTGAGGTCAGTGTGCCGCCCAGCCCCCGTCCCCTTGCAGTTCGTCAGGTCAGTTTCTTTACTGACCGCTGAGCCAGCGCCATCATCGCGCTTTTCATGGTCTCTTCGATGACGCTCCGGTTGCGAAAAAAAGCTCTCCAGGCAAGGTTGAACGCGGGCATCTTGCCTCGGGGGCCAGACCGCGGCGGCGACCCCCGTTCGACAAGTCCGGCATGAGGAGCGACCCCGTGGCGATACCCGACGAGGCCCATAGCGGTCACGTTGGAGCCAGCCCCTAGCTGCTTGATGACCACACCGGGAGACGCCCGAAGCCGGCCGGTCCTGCTCCCCATCTTCGAAACTTCCTGGCGAAGCGATGCCAGGGCAGGCTGAAGCGCCCGGTCCATCACGGCCGTGATCTCACTGATGGGGATCCTGGCGTTGTCGTACTTGCCAGCAAGCCCACGGACGTTGTCCTCGGTGGTGTCAAGGTTCCACTGGCTCATGCTGTGTCTTCCTCCACCCGCAGTTCGTAGGTCTGCGTCACCGTGTAGTCAGGAAGCATCTGTGCATCCTGAGGGACTTCGGCCCCGTCAGACTCGGACATGAACGTGCATCGCTGAACCGTGCATCCATTCAGCGTTCCGCGGAACCGATTCAGTGCCGCCCTGACCTTCTCGGCTGCATCCAAAGCGCCCGCGTAGCTCCGGTCGTAGACCTTGACCTCAAGCATCACCACAGGACGCGACACGGTCCCGCTCAGTGACGCCGGGGACTGCGTACTGGCCCGCCGAAAACACGCGAGCGGGTACGGTGTGTTCTGCGGTGCGATGATCGGATAGATGCGAGTGCCGAAGACCGGCTGCGTCGATGCGTGAGTGCTCAGCCAGTTGAACACAAGCGACGAGAGCTTGCGACCCATTCCGTTTGCCATATCAACCCCCCGCTCCGTTTGGGATGTGACGCTCAACACAAGTGAGGATCATGTAGAGCCTGCTCTCGTACTCATCGATCGCGGAAATCTCTAGCCGTCGCCCGCCGTAGTCGATCCACATGGATGACTTCAGGGCAGGGAGCATACGGATAACAACCTTGTAGAGCGTGATGCCAATTTGCTGGCCGAACTGCTGCTGCTCGCGCGAAGAGAGCGGACGCACTGCCCCCCACACGACAGCAACCAGCGAAGGAACGAGTGTCACTTCTCCCGTGTCGTTGCGGACTTGAACTGCTTGATACACCTTCAGCCGGTTGTCCAATTCGCCAGCGCTTATAGGCATCAGTAGCCTCCCCAACGAACCGTGTTCAGCATGGCTTTCACGCCGAACGGCACCTCACTCAAAGCGCTGTCGGTTGTCATTTCACGATTGCGGTAAAGGTGAGCAACGAGCATGAGGATCGCTGACTTCACGGCCGCAGGCACCTTGGTCCCGTCCTCACCGTACCCCGCCCACCAAGTCAGCGTGACTGCGTTTCGATCAATGATGTGGGCAGGCCAAGTCTGGCCGTAGAGCGTCCTCACGCCACCGGGGGTCTGCTGACGATCGACGCGATAACTGCTGGGGTCAAGCGTGAAAACCGTGCCGATGCCGTTGACGATGCCGGATGTGTAGGTCAGGGTGACATCCGTGAAACCAGTTGCCGTTGCCATCGGCGGGAAGGGGAGGCGGAACTCCCAAGGGAAGGCGTCGGTGCGAAGCTGCCACTGCGTGTGAACGAACGTCCGCTCCGTGTACCGCTCGGCCCACTCCCTTGCCGCTGAGATGTAGGCAGCGAATAGAGTCAGGTCTTCGCTGGTGTCATCCACGCGGCATTGAGCCTTGGCCTCGGCAATCGACACCGGCTCCACGGTCGGCTGCGTCAGCCGTACCAGCGAGCGATATTCGACAAGGCTGCGTTCAAGCGGCGTTCTCGTCGTTGACATCCTTGCCTCCAACCTTCCAGGTGCCGGCAGGCTTGCCGGATGATGCGTAGCTTCGCGTTGATTGGTGAACTGCCCCTGACAGATCAGTGTTGGGCCATGTCACGACGTACTCGCCATGACCAATGACCACTCGCGGCGTGACGAAGATGCGGTTGCCGCTCGCTCGCCACTGTTGCCAGAAGAACATATCATCGTCCACCCGGCCATCGTCCCACTCGCCGTCATCGTTCGGCTTGGAATGAAACCAAGGCTTCCGCATGCGCCTGAGCGCCGCAGTCGAGATGATGGTGCATCCAAAGTGCGCCGCATCCACTTCCTGAGCAGCAGCGCCAAACCAGTCGGGCGTCAGGCCGGCGCTTTTGGTTTTGCCTGCCCCCTGAAACGCCCCGAGCGGGGTGATCATCACCCGACCGTCATCACGCTTCGTCTGGAACGGGGCGAGCGCATCGCACCCTAAGGCCATCGTGGTTGCGAACAGCCGCTCGATGTCTTCACGCGACATGAACGAATCGTAGTCGACGGCAAGAATGTACTCGCAATCGTCAATGGCTTCCTTGAAACCACGCGACAAGCACTGGCTCCAGAACGCACCCTGGATGATCGTCGGTTCAATACCGAGCGGTAGAAGCGCCTTCCACCAAACCATGTGGTTGCTGGTGAATGACAGCCGTGGCATGGACATGACCGCTTTCACGCGGATGTCGGCTCTCGTGGATCCAATCTCAACCAGCATCGTGGGCTTCTCCGGGGGCTGCAAACGAACGCGGGCGGGGCGTCATGCCCCGCCCGCGAGGGCGTCATGCAGCATGGTCAGCCTGTCAAGCTGATCAGCCGACGTAGGTCACATTCGGGGCGAGGTTGACACCAAGCTGGCCGCTGACGGAAGCCAGCGCACCCTTGGTCGCGGCATTCCACGGCAGTTGCTCGCCCTTCGACAGACGGGCCACGGTGTAGATCGAGCCGGTGGCGTTGCCCGTAGCCAGGACTCGGAGGTAGCGACCCTGCTGCCCCTTGAGATCCACATCAAAACGAACCACGTTGTCGGTGGTCGTATTGACGGGGTGGGGGATCGTGAAGTTTGCCGTCGCCGGGAGGGTCGTGGCAGTCGATCCGGTGAAGTTGACGATGTCGGCGTAGGTCGTGCCGTCACCCTGCTGGAGCTTGAGCGAGGTCGCCACTGCTGACGCGGTTCCGGCGGCTGCGACCTTTTCGAACACAACGTCGATCGACGCATGGCTGAAGCCGATGGTGTCGATCACCGGGGAATGGGTCTGGCTGGTCGTCAGGTTCTCGTCCAACACAGCGACGGTCTTGGAAGCTTCGACGAAGTTCACAGGGTTGCTCCTGCAGGTGGCGGTGACGGTGAATTAAACGTGCGATTGAGTCCGCTGGGGGGGGGGCTTGGGCACCCTCCCCCCAGCGTCAGCAGTCATGGTCAGGAGGCAGCAGCCCTGAGTGCCACGATCGGACCCGCGGCGGTCGCAGAGCCGATGTCGTGGTTCACGAGCGAAGCACGGGCGGTCGTGAACGTGAACGTCTGGTCGTATTCCATGAAGCGGTCGGCCGAGGTCTTGACCGTGATCTGGCGGCGATCACCGAACGAGGAGGACATGCTCATGTCCCCGAACGCACAGAGGATCTTGCCCGCCGTGCCGGTGGCATCACCGAGCATCGACACGACCTGACGAACGGGGTATCCGAGGAAGGTGTCAGGCATCGCGCCGGCCACATCATCCTTCTTGTTGCCGTTCTGGGTGATCATCAACCGGGCCATGCCAGCAGCCCAGCCGTACGGCGAAATGTACCACTTCGCGTTTCGCCGGGCGAAGACCGGCAGGCGAGCCATGACCGCCGTGAAGTCGGGGATCGTCAGCGTGTCGAACGTGGTGCGGCCAGTGCCTGCCGTCACCACACCCCTTGCGTTCGCCAGATTCGACAAGGCCGTGATGAGCCCGGTCGTGCCGTGGAATGCCGGCCCGCCGTCACCGACGAAGCCAGCATCGTCCCAGGCCTGCGCGAAGGCGAGCGCGTTTTCGATGGCCAGTTCGTCGGCCAGCCCAATCGGGCTGTCTTCGATGAGGCTATTCGGGGTGCGGTTGCCCGATCCCCACAGCTTCGCCACCAACTCGACTTGGTTGTAGGTGATCTGGCTCTCGGGCGGCGTGTCGTTCTCACCGATCGGCTGGGCCTTGAGGCCACCGACACGACGAGGAACGAAAAGCTGGTCGCTCTTCATCGACCGACGCTTGGCCTCGGTGGGGAAGACGCCGTATTCCTCGACCAGACGGATCACCTCCGTCGAGAACTCGGGGGGCGTGAGAACACCACCGAGAGCATTGACCGAGCCCGACTGCGCCCGGACCTCATGCTCGACACACCAGCGGCGAGCCTCGGCGTCACCGAAGACGTAGCCGCGAAGGTGCATCCCGACGCGGTACGCCCGCTCGTCGCCGTCGGGGCCAAGGAACACCTTGGATTTCGGCTGGCCACGGGGGACAGCCGGGATCGAACGCCGCTCAGGCTCACGGCCCGAAGAAGCGGATCCGTCGTTGCCCGAGTCGTTCGACTTGCTGGCGGGAGCGCTGCGGTCGAGAACCGAACGCAGTTCCTTCTGACGCGCTTCCATGCGCTCATGGAACTCGATCCGCCCCTTGATCTTGGCGGCTCGCTCAGAGAGTTCCTCCATGCGTTGAACGCTCTCCTCGGGCATCCCCTTCTCCTCGGGAGCCATTTCCTCCAGAGCGCCCATCTCGGCGAGAACGCTGGTAAGTTCGTCGAGCAGTGCCTTGACTTGGGAAGTCGCCACGTGGAGGGCTCCTGTGCGGGTGCGGTGGAACGCGAGTCGCGTCCAACGCACTTTCAGGCCCAGCCCCCCAACCCTTGCAGTTCCGCGAGCGCGTGTTTTATTACGCGCGCCTGCGGACTTCTGCCGCAGAGACGATCTGCTTCCCCGTCGCCTTGCAGCGGTCGCACCGCAAGTAGCGAACCTGTTGCTCGCCGCAACGAACGCTGCTCACGGTAGAGAACCTTCCTGCCCGGCACTCCGGGCAGGACTCACCCGATCTTGCGGCCATGCTTTTTGAGGAACTCCCGGTATTCGGCGGAACGGCGAGCCTGCGGCTTCGGCCGCTTCGCACTTCCAGCCTTCATGAACTGGTCGAACGAACGCTTGGCAACCTCGACGTCAGAATCCGGGTAGGCCGGGTACGTCGTGGGAGAGACGTCGTACAGAGCTTCGATGTCCGTCACGGTGCGAACAGAACGGCCATTCTCCACGCCCCAATGCTCGCCGCCCGGTGCGCAGATGAACCCGAACGACGAACCCTTGACGATGCCGTCTTCGATGTTCATGCGCAAGTCTTGGCCGTAGGAAGTTCGCGGGAACGGGAACTCGTACCGCAGGCCACGCTCATCAACGATCAGCCGAAGCGTGTCTGGGTAACGGGCCAGCGGGTAGTTCGCGTCGTGGTTCCACAGGGCTCTCGGCTCGATCGGGAGCGGTGCTTCCCGGTTGGTCAGAACCCGATCGAAAGCGCGAGGGTCGATCCGCTCCACGAAGTCCCCCGCCGCATCCCGAAGATCCAGTGACAGGAGGCCGAACACGCTGGCATACCCAACGCACCATTCTCTCCGCGTTACCTGAAGCCCTCCATCGACCGTCGCCTCAGTCGCCTCATCGGCCCGCGTTTCGACTTTGATGGCGGGAAAACCAAGGATGGAGCTGAGAAGCGTTCGGCGTTCGATGTTCACTGAATTGCTCCTTTGAAGCGTTGCTGATTCTTCTCTGGCGTTCATCTGTCTGGTGAGCTTTGCGCACCACGCTTTACCAGGGTCTCCACCCCACAAACCCCAGGCAATTCTCCCGTTTGAAGGAAACCCCTTCTCGCCTGGTGAAAAGCCCTCGCCCTTTTTGTCGACTTCGTGCCTTGCGAAATAGCTCACCATTCTTCGTGCTGTGTCAGGGCTGATGGTCGTGCCATTCGACAAGTCACGCGCGCGGGCAATGCCCACCTCCGTGCCGCCACGGCCAAACTCTCGCCGCCACGCCAACGCACGTGAGGCTTCCTCGCGGACTCCTGCTGGCGGCGAGAAGTCGATGCCGTCGTAAATGGCGCGAGTCTCCCCGTTCATGAAGAAACTCCCGTGTTGGACTGCTGCGGTTCAACCGGCGGTGGTGCGGCCTGCTGCGGCAAAGCACCAGCAACGATCTGGCTTGCTTCCTCTTCCTGAATCGTCGGGAACGAAGCAACGATCACGGCGATTGCCGCTTGCTTGTCGATCGTGCCAGCGGAGATGCTGGCGAGAATCTGGAGCAACGCTGCAACCTGCGCCCCGTTGAGTGCCGTGTCTTGTAGCGTGACGTCGGGGGCTGGTTCCGCACCAACGAGCGCCGAATCGATGACCGCTGGATCAACGGCACTGGCTGGCGTTGCTGCCTCGGGAGCCGAGTCGGCCCCCATCACGATTCGTGACGCTTCCTGCCGCGTCAGCGTCGGATACGCAATGACGAGCAGTTCGATGGCCGAGGACCGCATCAACGTGCCGGCAGAGACTTTTGCCAGAACCTCCAGAACACCGCTGATGTTCACCGTCGCGGCAGCGTTCTTCGCGGCAGCAGCAGCAGCGTTCGTTGCGGCCTGCTCCAGCGTCTGCATATTCATCTGGACGAATCGTTGCTCGCCGCCAGCAACGCGGTTCTTGCCTTCGGCCGTCCTCACCTCGTTGACGCACAACCACCCGTCTTGCAAACCGCTGTGGTAGTACGCGGCTCGCCCGGCAGCATCGCCTCGCATCAATGCCGTGGCGTCGAACTCCGGGTAGAAACCAGCTTCGCGGTCACGGTAGGTGAGTAGATCGCGGCTGATCGTCGTCTCAAAGCGACGGATCCAAGCCATCATCGTGTAGGTCAGAAAGTCCAGCCCCTGCTGCTCGATGTTGTTGTTCGTGCTGCGATCAAGCATCCCGATCAAATGGGGTGGGACTCCCATCACACGGCAGCACTCTTCGGCTTGGAACTTCCGCGTCTCAAGGAACTGGCTGTCGGAGTTGCTGCCCTCAAACGGGATCGGCTTCAGCCCGCCGGTCAGGATCGCCGGTCGATGCGCACGGGACGGGCCACGATGAACCCGCTCCCAGGTGTAGCGAATCTCGTCCCTCGCCTCCTTGGACAACTCGTCCGTGTCTGTGGCAAGGACGATGCCGGGGCGAGCCCCGTTGCCAAAGTACGCAGCCCCGTGAACCTCGCACGCGCGAGCAAGGCCGATGGCATCTTGAGCCACCTCGTAGGGAACAATCCCGTTGACGCCGTCGTTTGTCAGCCAGCGAAAATGCGTCAACTGCTCTTGGCGATACGGCTGCTGACGGCCGTTGCTCTCGGAGTAGATGTACCCAAGCCGTCCATCCTCCATCCTGCTGCACTTCATTCGCGTCGGGTGAAGCGGGATCAGTGCCATGATTCTGGCCTGCTCCAGCCCAATCTCACTGTCAGACGAGTACACCTTCTCGTCCATCGCCTGACCACTGGTCCCAAGATGAATCACCTTCTGCGTGACCCACTCCCATGTGGTCTGCCAGGAGTTGGGGCCGTGGCAGAACAGGCGGTGAAGCCAGTGTTCCTCGGCCACCCGCTCGCCTTCTGGCGTCTTCTGCATGATGCGAAGGGGGAGATTCGCCAGAGTCTCCCCGATGACCCGCAGGCAGGCGAGGTAGACCGTCGAGCGAAGCACCTCGTCGGCATCCACATTGATGCCAGATGGGTTCCCCTGGGTTGCCGCCAGGAATCTCCCGGCGTCGTTGTCCCACAAGAAATTGCGTGACTCGCCGTTGTCGAACCGAATCCGGCTGTCGGAAGGAGGATCCGAGAAATCCTCTGGAACCCACAGAAGTCGAGAGGACGCGATCATAAGACGATGATTCCAGGCTTGGGCTTCGGTGCTTTGTTCACGATTTGCTCTTGCTCCCACCACCCGAGAGCGAAGATGAGTGCCACAATCCCGTCGATTCTTCCGTTGCTCTTTTTCTTGACCGGCCGCATGTCCTCGTATGCGTTCGTCTCGACCGTCACCGCTGCTGCCTGAGCGGACAGCGCCGGGTTGCCGCCGTGCCGCAGCTTCCGCTCCAGCACCAGCGCCTCCAGCCGCTTCGTCGGGGCTGACATTGCCCGAAACGACTGCGGGTATTCTTTGACGTTCAACCCCTCCCCTTGCAGTTCCACGGCAAGTTGAGTAGCCCCGCTGATGTCAACGACGATCTGCTCAATCGTGTGTTTTGCCGCATAATCCAGCACCCATTCACGAATCTTGCCGTGGTCGATGACGTCGCCATCCGTGGCGTAAATCCACCCCTCTTCAACCCAGCGGGAGTAGGGCAGATGGTCTCGTCGCTCGGCTTCCTGAACCCGATCCTTCGGCATGAACAGCATCGCCTCAACGTCAAACGTCCCGTCCTCGTTTGGAAACACGGCAGACGCGGCCGAGAAGTCGATCCGCTTGGACAAGTCCATGCCAAGGATGCATCGCCTCCCGGTCAGGTCTCCTGGGTTGGCGTTGCAAGCGTTCCACTTGTCGGGGTCAATCCAGCGGTCGGCTGATTCTGTCCACACCCCAAGCGACCGCCGCAGCCAGCCATTCAACTTCGACGGCTTGTTCTTCGCTTCCATCGCGTCGGACGCGAACGACTCCTCTGTCATGGTGATGCCCATGCCAGGGTTGCACCGCCGCCACACCTCGGGGTCGAAGTAGTCTTCGCCGATCGCCGGCCCGTAGATCTTCCCGTAGAAGCGTGGATCGTAGGACGGGCTGGCGAGCACTTGCTCCGCGTACTCATGCTGCTCCCAGCACAAGCTCTGCCGATCGCTCCCGGCCGTGGTGATCGTGATGAGCAGCGGGTGCTTTCTTGAACGGCCAGCGTACCGAAGCGAATCCCACAAAAGCCGGTCGCTTTGCGTATGCAACTCGTCAAAGAAGATGAACGAGTAGGACGGCCCCTCGGCCGCACCAGCGTCACGCGAGATGACAGACAGGCTTGAGCCAGTGGCTCGGTGGTAGATGGTCTTCGTTGACCGAACGACCTCCAACTCACCAGCCAGGGCAGGGGAGCGCAGGACCATGTCGGCCATCTCGTCGTAGATGACCGACGCTTGCTTGCGAGTCTTGGCTGCGATGCAGCCCAACGCACCCGGCTCATCGTCCCCGATCAACTGGTAGGTGCCGAGCCAAGCGAGAGCGCTTGATTTGGCGTTTTTTTTCGGCACCTCGATGTAGACAACGCGGTATCTACGAAGCCTCTCTTCAGTGTCTTCACGCCACCCGTAGATGGGACGGATCAGCCACTCACGGTGCCAGTCAATCAGCTTGACCGGCTCACCGGCCTTGGCCGTGGGCGAGTCCTTCGTGTGGCAGCAGAGCGACTCGATGAAGTCTTCGACCGCAATTGCCTTGGCCTCGTCATAGACGAAGCCTGGGACGTACTCAGCTTGCCGAATGGCGGGCGCGCCACTGAGCCAGAGGGGAGGTTGGGCTGCTGTTTCCATGCACTGAAACCTGTGACCGACTTGATGGGGTCATCCCGAACTCTTGCTCAATCCGAAGCATTGCGGCGTGATGCCGATGCATCTGCGTTGCCCACGGTGCAACCTGCGTGTACTTGATTCGCAGCTTGCCATCCGTGCGGTTCGGGTCGGGCTCCCAATGGATGTACTCCTCGCCTGCCGTCTTCACTTTCTCATAGCAGGCAAGGTACAGGACGGTTTCGATGCAGTAGCGGACCAGAACGGGGATGTCGGACTTCGTCAGGACACGCGACGAAGACAGCAGCTTGACGATGTCTCGCCACACTTCGACCGCTTTGCCGTCCAGCGTTCGCGGTGGCGGGAAGTCTTCTGGAACTGCCTCGGGAGTGGGCTCAGAAGCGTTTGCCGCCTTCTTGCTAGGGTTCCCCTTGAGCATGGAAATGACGGTTGGCTCTGGAGCGGGTCCGCGTTTTCCCATGAATCACTCCTTCACAAGCTCAAGGGCAATCGTCATGGCCCGTGCAATTGCTTGGTCCATGTCAAGGTAGCGATACTCACCAAGCCGTCCTGCAATTACGACCCTGTTCGCTGCCTGAACGCGACGGCGGTACGACTCATAGATCATGGCATTGCTTTGGCTTGGAAACGGGTATTCGTAATCAGATGGGTTCTCAGGCGTGAATGGAGTCTCGGTAGTGATGACAGATCCACAGATTCGATTGCCGACGTCAGGCCTCATCATGTGCTTCCACTCAAGCGTCCTGATATGGGGCCCACCGCCGTGTGTCGGGTTGTTGACCTGACCTCGTCTCTGAATGAAGTTAGCATTTTCGAAGTAGCTGTGATGACGCTGCTGGCCTCGATACTGAAGGCGACCAAGATCAAAACCGAAAAACTCGTCTATCGGGCCTGTGAATACTAAACAGCACTTAGCCGTGATCTCGGTTCTCCTCTGAAGGTAGTCGTAGTTCAGTATCACAGGGATTCCGTCGAACATGCGACGAGTCCATGCCGCATAGCCTTCTACAGGGATGCCTTGGTGCTTAGCGCGTGGTGTCAATCTTTCGTCGCCATCAGCCCGAACGTCAAATCGCTTGCACAGTTCAGGGCCGAGCATCGTGCACGGCACCCCCCACTGCTTCTCGTTATATTCCTTGACAAACTGAGCGTAGATTCTCCTCGGCATAAGAGAGAGGGCAGCATCCTCAAGGTTCCTTGGACTGCCGCTGAACTCTGCCTTCCAGTCACTGCCAAGACGACTGTTGATGTACTCCGCTGACAGAGGCCACTGAACAAGTTCGCCGTGTACATCAGACAGGACAGCAGCCTCGTACCGATAGAACTCCCCGAACCTCGTAGCCCACTCCCAGATGCGGTCGCATGACGTTCGGAAGTAGTGAGGACCGTAGGTGTGGATTCGGATACCAGAACAATGAGCGTGATCATGGACGTTTCCACCCATGTGAGACCGACGATCAACGACCACCACTTCTCGGCCGGCATCAGACAGCGTTCGTGCAATTACCGCTCCGGTAAGGCCAGAGCCGACAACAAGATAGTCGACTTTCAATGCACGACTCCAGCTGACTTCCAGACGGAAAGCGCGCGCGACAGAATCTCACTAGATGTCAACCGACATCTGTCGTTGACGCCTTCGTAGCCACCGAGGAAGCAGTCTGCTTCGTAGATGCGTCCAACTTCTTTCAAGGCCCACTTGGAGTATTGAAACTCTGCGGGAACCGCCATCGCTGGCGTTTTGACGTAAAGCTTGGAATGCCGATTGAGGGGCACGTTTATTCCAAGCGAATCATTGACCGCCCTCCAGTCATCAGCAAGGCATTCGTATCGTCCGACGAACGAAAAAAATGGATACACCCATGTCCATTGAGGGGACGTCAAGAAGAACTTCAAAGACGATTGCTGGCCGGCGGCATACCTTGAATGACCAAGCATCTTAACGAAGTCATCAAGGGACGAGCATCCGTGAAGGAGCGTTTTTTTGCCGTTGGCTTCCCATGCGGTCAAGAGGTTGTAGATAGACAGCAGCCGCGTCCACGGGTTTCGGATGAACGTAAAGCTATACCGCCTCTGGAACTCGACGGCAGGGAGGCTTCCGTGTTTTAACAAGCCTGCAACAGGCGTGTGGTTGTGACAGACGCTGATCAAAGACCGAGGGTGAGATGAGTAGAATGCACGTGCATGGTCTGCTTGATTGATGCGAACATAATGACAGACGCACTCTGACAGGACTCCGTGCATTGACTCCGATGCAGTGCGCGGGATCTTCGTAAAGAGAAATGGCTTTGCGGACTGAGCCTTCCCTCTGCGCTTCATCTTTTCGTCGCGGGCTGCCATCGACAAAAGCAGCGAGTCGATGCTTTTTTTAGGGCGTCCCGGCATCATGCCCCCCGCTTCTTTCTGTACTTCTCATCAAGGATCACTGGGCAAGCGTACTTCCATTGGACCATGTGATGAATCCGGCGATGCTTGCCGCCCATCGTGGCAATCTTCACGCAGGAGGGTGCCACAAGGACCGAGTAGAAAGACTTGATGTACGTCCCCATTTCAAGATAGATGTCGGTGCATCCCCCGGATTCAGCCTGTGTCTGAGGTTGCCATAGACGCAGTCGCGGAATGGTGACAAACAACTCACCTCGTCGCCCGCACTCGACATACAGGTTGACGTCATCGTTGACTCGCCCACGAAACGTCACCTTGGCATCTGTGCGAAAAAAGAAACTGTTCATTGCCTTTCTGGAGAACAGCCCTCTCTTGGCAAGCCCTGCAAACTTCCCGTCGCCGCCGCCAATAAAATCGCCCCCCTGCGCAATCGCGACAGACGTTGCTCCAGAGTCGTCAAGGAATGAAAGACACGCCTCGATGATTGGATCAAGATTTTTCGTCACCACGTTTGACGTAATGTAGTCACCCTGGTTATTCATCGCCCACCCGAACTGGGGGTAGTCATCGTCAAGCTGCCAGAAGTGTGTAAGCCCTAGCTCACGGGCAACAACGAAGTTCCAGTTGCGAGCAAATACAACAGAGTTTCTCTTGCCGTAGTTGTCGCAGGCATCGACTGTCTTAGCCGCCTGCTTTTTGTCAAAGACAACAACCTCGCGGCCATAGTTTGAGAGATACTTGTCAAGCTGTGCATCCTCGTTGTCAACGAGCAGGAAGATTTGTCCTGTGTATCCACCCTTCTTCAACGCACGATAGGTCAGGACGTTGTCTGCGCGTCCGTGCGTCAGGATGAACGTGGCGAAATCACTCCTCATCGGCAGACTCCTTCTCGGCCGAGTATGCCGCATCAAGTGCTTTTCCGAGCCTCGTCCAGCCGCTCGAAATGGCCTTGTTCAGATCAACAATCACAAGCGCACTGTCTTCCATGAGTTGCTGAACGTCGGCAGCGGAATGGGCGTAGTAGTTTGCGATCTCTTGAAAATTAAAAACGACATGGCGGTATGCAGCCGCGCGCAGGAACTGCTTGTCTTCATCCGGTAGGCCGCTCGCATCAATTGCGAGAATGAGTGCTGATGCCTTTTCATCGTTGTATATCGCCGTCAGTTCGGGCTTAGGGCCGGTGATTTCATATGGCGGAACCTCGACCTTGTCGGTGTAGGGGTTCGCCTCAGAATCGTCGCCCTCGTCTCCATCACTCTCTTCGTCACCGTCAGGGATGTCTTGTGTCGGCGACATCGCAAGCGCTTGAAGCTGAAGACCCTCCATCATCTGTTGGAGCGCTTCGTTGTCGGTAGCCACCCCCTTGAGTAGCTCTTGCAACTTGTCCGCGTCACTGTCAGCCATCGACGCCAGCGGGTCGAGCGTGAGCAGCAGCTTGTCGGCCTCTTCCTCAGTGACGTCGAGGATCAGCACCGGCACCTTGGCGTCGGCCACTGTCTCAGCCCGTAGGTGGCCGTCGATGAGCATGAGCGACCCGTCAGGCAGTTCACGCGCGATGCAGGCGTCGGCAATGCCGATCTCAGCAAGCACACCCCGGAGCGCATCCTGCTGCTCCTTTGGGTGTGTCCGCCAGTTCTTCGGATTCGGCAACAGTTCGCTCGCCGGCACCCGCTTGAACGCTTTGATTCGATCTCGCACCTTCATCGTGATCCTCCGGTGATCGCTGCTCGCTTCCACGCGAGCGGTAGCATTTCCGCGAGCAGAACTTGCCCGCAGCCTTGATCGTGTTCGTGCGGTATCGCCGCTGAAAACAGCACCCGCACACCGCACATCGTCTTACCCGACAAGTCAAGCACAGTGCCGGTGGTGGTCCCCGGCGAACGCTGACAACGGAATCTCTGCACTCAATGCACGGCCTGCTACTCACGGGCTGTTTTCCTTGCATGGCAACGGATGCAACGGCAGGCTCCATTCCCGATGTCGTAACGAGACGCGCCGTTTTCACAGTGATTCGTCCCGTGAATGACTGGAGAAACGTGATCGGCATGGGCTTCCCTTTTCTCGGAGCAGACCCTGCCGCAATCCACGCAAGTCCAGTTGTCCCTCACAAGAACCGCTCGTCGCCACGACGCATGGCGGCTGTCGCAGTAGCCGCGCTGGTAGGCATTCGGGCGACGTTCCACAGGAGGGGGAGCAGCGGACGCCACCAAGCGAACCGGCTTGAATCGTTCAGGGCGCTTTGGCATCATTCCCACCTGTCAGCGTCGACCATCTCTTGAACCAGACTGCGGAAGCTGCACCGAGGCTCCCACCCGAGCACCTCCCGGGCCTTCGAAGCGTCCCCCAAGAGCAAATCCACCTCCGCAGGCCGGAACAAGGCCGGATCAACCACCACGTGCTCCTCCCACCGCAGCCCCACGCGGGCAAAGGCCATCTCGCAGAACTCGCGGACGGTGTGCGTCTCGCCCGTGGCAATCACGTAGTCGTCGGGGGTTTTCTGCTGGAGCATCAGCCACATCGCTTCGACGTAGTCTTTGGCGAAGCCCCAGTCGCGCTTCGCGTCGAGGTTCCCCAGGTGCAGCTTGTCCTGCCGGCCTCCGGCGATCCTGCCGACCGCGCGGGCGATCTTCCGCGTGACGAACTCCTCGCCGCGCCGGGGGCTTTCGTGGTTGAAGAGGATCCCGCACGACGCGTGGAGGCCGTAGCTCTCGCGGTAATTCACGGCCGCGTGATGGGCGTAGACTTTCGCGCACCCGTAGGGCGACCGCGGGTGAAACGGCGTCTGCTCGGACTGCGGTGCCGTGCCCGGCATCCCGCCGAACATTTCAGAGGAGGAGGCTTGATAGAACCGCACGCGATGCCCTGCGTCTTGAAGCTCACGAACGGCGTCCAGAAGGCGAACCACCCCCGTCCCGGTCACATCAGCCGTGAAGGCGGGTTGGTGAAACGACGCGTGAACGTGAGACTGAGCGGCGAGGTTGTAGACCTCGTCGGGGCGGACCGCCCTCACGATACGGCCCAGCCCGGCCGCGTCCCCGAGGTCGCCACTGTGAAGCGTGAGGCGGTCAGCGAAGGCGGAAATTCGCCACAGGTTCGCCGAAGATGAACGCCTCACGATGCCGTGGACGTCGTAGCCCTTGGCCAGCAGCAGCTCGGCGAGGTAGCTGCCGTCCTGGCCGGTGATGCCGGTGATGAGTGCGCGTTTCATTTCCACACCCCAGCCACGTTGATCTTGGCTTCACTCAGCCTGAACCCTGTCCCGTTGTGAACGTAAGCATCCGCCGCCCGCCACGTTCCTCCCACGTTGACGCTCAACTTCCGCGGCAGTCCCGCCGCCCGATCCGGCCGCGGCGTCAGCCCGATGCCACGACGGGAGGCGAGGAGGCGGATTTCGGCAGGCGTGAGAGCGCGGTTGTAGATGCGGGCGTCGTCGATCTGACCGTTGAGGTTGTATGAACTGGTGGCACCGGAAATTGCGCCAATCGTCACTGGCGTTTTTACCGTATTGATGCTGATGCCAGTTGCGCTGGTCGTGACCGGCATACGAACGCCGTCGAGGAAGACACTGCAGGCAGTTGCGTTATTCGCAGATGCGTCGTAAGTCGTAGCCAGATGGTGCCACAAGTTGTCGTAAGTCCACGCAGACGCAGCACCAGAGCCAGATATCTCAACTCCAACGCCCGTTGTGGTGTCGCGGTACAGAGCGAATCGGCACCCGCTGAACGTGTTGCCACCATAGGCGATGAACTCCGCGTTGCTGTTTGCCGACATCTTGAACCACACAGACAACGAACGAGCCGCCGAGCCAACAGGAAAACCGTTGCTGCTTGTTCCCAAAACGAAGTCATTGGCACCATCAAAGTTGAGCGCAACACCGCTGCCGCTCGCCCGCCAGTTGTCCTGGCCACCCATGTTGGTCAACGTGCCGTGATTGTTCCGCCCGCTCCGGTCGATCAGCGTCAGGCCGCTGGCCCCGAGCGACGGCACCCAACAGCCGACGAGCCCTTGGCGAAGCGATGAGTGTTCGTGGCGTGACATCAGTTGATCGTTTGATAGACGGGCTGGAGCCGGATTTGGTGACTCCCGGCGGTGCTGTTCAGGTTCACGCCGGTCGAGTGCGTGATGAACAACACGACCTTCGGCGGCAGCACGCCCCCGAACGCCGCAGCGAGCGACACCGGGCCGAAATGGTAGACGCGGTCGCTTGTGTTTGCCGTTGCCATCGCGGCAATGTAGCGGCAGATACTCGCCTTGATGTCGGCGCTCGTGATCGTCTCACTCGACTCAGACCCGTCCATCACGTCCGGCCAGTTGGTGCCGTCCCACGACCCCACAGCCCACACCTCAATTGACCTTGCGGCGGTTGGCGAGGTGCCCGCGGTGATCTTGCCGCTGACAAGGTAGTCGAGGAACAGGTTTGCTGAGTTGTCGATGGTTGCCGACTCTCGCCCCGTCAGGAGGTTGGTGTCGCTCGCCATCGACGCCAGCGTGATCGTCAGATCAGTAGCGGTGCCGTAGGCCAACTTCAAATCAGCCATTGGTCATTCTCCGAGCGTTGATGACAAGCCCCACGCCGATCTCCGGCAGCCCCACCGATTCCGCCCACGGGATCGAGTGATCAGCCAGAGCCGACAGCGCGTCGGCCTGGGCCTGCGAACAGATGCCAGCCTGGACAAGCGCGGCCCGCATCCCGATCACCGCGGGCCGGTCCATGTCGACGCTCTGGATCGTGCCGCTCTGATCGTCGATCCACGCCAGCACGGTGATCGCCAGAGCCCTGACTGCGGGCGTGGGCGATTCCCGAGCCTCGATCAGCGCGGGCCAGTAGCCGCCTTCGATTGCCGTCTGCCGGACGAGCCACGTCGGCACCGGGCGACGGACGGACACACGGAGCCCGTTGACCGCGTCGGCCAGGAGCTGGTCGGAGAGCCCGGCGTATTGCGGCTCGCGGATCTTTGCGGCGAGAGCGGCGAGATTCATGCTGAGTACCTCAGATAGATGTCGCCGGAACTCCCGCCAGACGGGGCGGCCGTGCCGCTGGTGATCGTCTTTTGGCCATCGGTGATGCCGTAGCCAGCAAGCGTCGTCGGCGTGCTCGTGATGGTCGACCACGCCTGGTTATGTGCCGTCGGCGTCCTCGCATCGGAGAGCCGCGCGTCGTTGCCGACGCATGCGGTGGTGGAGGTGGTCCCGTAGCTCACCGACAAGGTGCCGCTGTCGATGCCCAGCCCCGTGCCAACGCGGATCGGCCCAAGGTTTTCCGTCGTGGCCGGAGACGAGTCAGCCTTGTTTTCGAGCGCTCCGCTGATGGCCTGGATTGCCGACTCGACGTTGAGCGCTGCGGGCGTGAACGCGCCGTACCCTCCAGCAACAGAAACGGTCGTGGCCGTCTGGTCACCGGTGTTGGTGCCAGAAGACGTTCCCGAGAACGTACCCGACTGCGTGGCGAGGCTTCCGAGCCCCGTGATCGTGCCGACGGCCTGCGTTCCGGTGTGGTTGGCCCGCTGGATCGCGTGAGCCTGAACAGCGGCATCGGCAGCAGCCTGATCGGTGCTGACCGGCTTGGATGCGTCGGCCACGTTGTCGACGGCTGAAAGCCCGACCATCGCCTTCGTGATCCCGCCGACCGTGCCGGTGAACGTCGGGCTGGCAATCGGGGCCTTCGCGTCCAGAGCCGCCTGGAGGCCGGTCGTGTCAGCAATGGCGTGCGTGTGGGCCGAAGGCGGGAACGTCGCCGGCTTGTCGGTCAGGTCGTTCCATGACGAGACGCCAGCGGAGACTGTGATCGTCAGTGTGTTGCCTGCCGCAGCAATTGTCCCGCCAACCACGGCCAGAGACACCACGCCAGACAGGCCGTTCAGTGACAGGACGCCAGTCGAGGACGGGATGCTGACAGACGCACCGCCGTCTCCGTTGACCGAAACAGTCGGTGCTGTCCCACCACTGATGACGACGTCCACGCTCATCGGTACACCTCAAACCATCCGTCGAGGTAGGTCGTAGCGTCGTTAGGCGAAGAACCAACCTTCGTCCTCCAGCGGTAAGTGCCCACTGGAATTGCTGCCATCTGGCTCTTGGTAAGCGCGAACGACAGAACGCCATTTGTCCCTGAAGCAGCAACGGCTGACGAAACGAGCGCGACCCGCTCGCCAGTGACCAGTGACAGAATCTCACTGGTCGCGGTGCATCCTGACAACGAAATCGAAAACACGGCTGACTCTGACATAGAGTCGCCGCGTGGCTTCTTCGCGTTCAGTTCGCCGGGCAGTCTGTCGATGGTTGCCATCAGTTACCCCCCGGCTTGCACTTGCAGTTCTCGCCACATGGGCAAGGTTGAGGAATGCTTCCGTCGTGCTTGATGACCTTCGTTCCCTTGCAAGGGCAAGGCTTCGAAGGGCCAGGGGCTGGCGGCGATGGCGATGGCGTCTCCTCCCGCGCCATAGAGGCATACGCAGCAGCGACAGCCGCCTGACACCGCTGGTCTTCCTCTGCCACGACAACAGGATCAGCGGCGAGCGCTGATACCCACAGGACGATGGTTCGCCAGAGCGTCATCGATCGCCTCCTTCGTCGCGGTCGAGCCATGCCGCGATTGAAGCCGACATCCTGGCCACCAGACACCAGCCGATCAGCACGATCACCACGCCGACAGCGCTGCCGATGGCAGAGACGCCGATGATCCAAAGAGCAAACTCGTAAATTGGTGGCATCACCAGCCCTCCGACCAATCGATTTTTCTTGCCGGCGAGGGGACGTCGCCTGACTTCACAAGTGTGGCTGTCGTGTCAACTACTGTTTGGCGAGTTCCCTGAACGATCCGAGGCTTCTCTTCGGCAAACGCCATGACCCACAGCAGGGACTTCGCAGCGTGAACAACCCATCTCACCGCCGGTCGCTTCACCAATGGTGACGGGGCCGGTGGCGAGAATGGGAACGGTTGGGGCTGAGACGAAAAGGCGAGCGACCATCCGGCAAACATCACGATGATGATCAAGAGCAACGCGGGGAGGGTGATTTTCATGACTCTCACGGTGCGAGGGAGTAGGTCGGGGCAATCGTCTCGACAGGCGGAAGCTTGCCAGGGGCAGGCTCAAACCACTCGCCGTTGTCCACGCGGCGGTAGACATTCAGCGGCGTCACCCCACTGACAGCAAACGAATCGCCTTGCTCAATGGCCGATTCGATGTTTCGCCGTTCGGCGTAGAACGATCCTCGGGGCTGATCTCGCCACAGCGGGCCAGCACACCAATCGCCGCTCCAAGAGTTGACGATGAGGGCCAAGTCCCTAGGCTTTTTCGTATCTGGGCCAGCGTTCTTCGCATGACGAACGCCAACCACGCAGAGCGCATGGCTCCATGACTTACCCCGCTCCAGAACGCCGTCATCATCGCGAGTCGGCATCCGGCCATCAGTGCGGCCATACCCCACGTTGCTACACAAAACGACGCAGCGGCCCGTCTCAAGTGCGGCACAGACGTCGCCCCAGGTGTTGACCTGAGCAACCTCAATGGCTCGGTTCTTCGCAGCGTCGGGGAGGAGAGCCGCGGGGACGCCTCGGTATCCCCAATCACGGGATCGCGGGATAGAGTATTCGCGTAGGTCGAACTCTCCGTAGACCTGACGGAACAAGATGCCGCCAGAGCCGGCTCGGGTCTTTCCGCTGACCCACCGAGCCGCACCCGCACCCGTCGCGCCGTCGCCCCCAGGTTGCGTCTGCTGGCCCATGCCAGCCGTACGGGCACCGCCGTAGATGACCTCGGTGCTGACGAGCGGAGGCGGCTGAGCGAGCCTTCCGGTCTCCCAATCGACGGCCATCGATCCCTGGCAGGCCAATGCGTAGGCAAAGCTGACGCACGTTCCTGCTCCTCCTTGATCAAGGGCTTCGAACGGGATTCCGTAGACAGAACGCCATGCCTTGTCGATGGAACGCTGAAGGAACACATCCCGGTATTCCACTTTCGCCAGCGATTCCTCGGCGGCAGAAGCAAACGTCGGGTGCTCCAACTCGCCAAGGAACGTGCGAGTGGCGTCGGGATCAGGGATGTACCCCTCACCGAAACGCGATTCAATCGTGTCAACGGCCCGCTGCGTTGCCCGCTCAACAATGGTCGACAACACTGCCGCAGCGACCACGAACGCGACGGCCGACCAACTCCAAACTTGCTGCTGCTTCGTCACTCAGGCGTCCTCCCTGCTGCGACTGCTGCCGCAGAAGAAACGTCATGAAATGCCCGGATGAACTTGTCTCTTCCAGCAGCATCAACAGGCCCGCCCGAGTCTCCGACCGCTGCATCAAGGAAGGCTTTGATCCGTTCCTTGGCGAGCGGCTGGCGCTGGCCGAGTGTCCCGCCCTCCATGCGGCCGTCTCTGGCAACTCGACGCAGTTCGTCAAACGCAGAGGCCGTCTTGAGTCTCGGGTCGGTGAGCGTTCCGTCGTAGCGGATCTGGTCTGAAAGCCACTTGAGGAGATAGTGGGTGGTCAGTGCATCCTCAGCCGCATGCTCACCGACGAATGCCCCTCTCAGGTCAATCGTCGGCCAGCCTGCTGGAGCAGGGGCAGGCGGATTGTCGGGGGACGGCGACGGGGCAGGACGAGCCGCAATCGCCCACGAAATCATCGCCCCTGCCGCAAGGATCGAAATGACAGTGAGTGGATGCGGGCTGGTTCCCGGCGTGGCGTACGGATCCTGACCGCCACGCCACCGAAGGTTCGGCGGTGGGGCTGGCCTTGCGGAAGGATCTACGGGTGCCTGCGTCACCAGCGGCGTCAGCTTCACCGCCTCCGCTGGTGCGTTTTTTCGCAAGGCAAACCACACGACAGCGGCAACGAGAATCCACGGCATCAGTTCGATCACTTCGGCGGCTCCGACGGGATGGTGATGACGGCAGCAGGCGAAGAAGCATCGCGGATAAGCGACAACACTTGCTCCAGAGCGCCGCCAGCAGCAGCCAGGACAAGCGAGCGGATCGCCGGGCGAAGGATGAGCCAAGCCGGCCATGCGAGCGTAGGAACGCAAGCGTCGGCCACCGCGTCGAACAGCACCGCCACAGCCTGGATCGCCCACACCTTTTTCTCGGCCTTGTCGGTCGGGATGGACTCAAGACCAGTGACCGCCAATCGAAGAAGTCCGACCGTGAGCGAACCGAACTCAGCAACGGTCAGCCCGCCCACAGCTTTCGCGCGGGCGTCACCAATGAACTTGGCGACAACGGACTCCAGTTCCTGCGGCGTCAATGGTGCGACAACTGCCATGGTGGTTGGTACTCCTTCCACGCAGTTTGATGGCCGTCTCGCGAGCCTTGCAGTTCCTAGCCCGATCCGTCATCAAAGAAGTCTCGCGTCTTGACGCGGCTTCCGATGTGATCGTGAAAATGGCCTATTCCAACGACTTGAACCGTGAAGGGGACCGTGCCCTCCTCGGGTCGGCAATGCGTCCCGTGGATCTGAACGCCACCCACGCCGCTTTTTAGTTCTTCCACCCGCCGAGCGATCTCAGGAGCGAGGTCACATGATTCGCCGCTGGCTTTTTCCTCTTCCGAGGACGGCTTTGGCGACCATTTCGGCTTGGCCCTCAACGACCGGTCATGCCTTGGAGCAAGTTTCCAGATGACCTTGAGTCGCAGGACTTGGTCTTTTGTCACCGAATACCGTTCGCACAATACAGAAATCGGAACGTGATCCGCCCAATCAACCGCGAAGTGAACCATCGAAATGACAGCAGTGTTTCCGGCCATGGTTGCCCCTATGTGGGTGAAACCACGGCTTCACTCTCGTCAGGGATCCAATGCATCAACGTTCGCTGAGATGGGTTCAGATAGAAGTCCCACCCTGCCGCACACATCGCCCGATGAAGGCCGACGTGCTCAATGTCACCGTCAATGCTCACTGGAGCATGCGTAAAAAACGGGTCAGCGCGGTAGATCGTGAGCGCGCCGAACGCGGAACGGCACTGGATCGGTGGTGAACCTGGAGTCGGGAGCCAGAGGGGGAAATGGCGTTCCCAACGGTGCTTCCACCCTGCGTACCTCCATGCCCATTGGTCGTAATGGCAGAGAAGCTTGACTCGACCGTCGTCCTGCGTGGGGAGTTCCTGCTCGTAGAGAGAAACACTTGCCATGCCAGCAGCTTTCGGAAGCCGATCCATCCAGCCGATGCCATTGACGATCCCAAACGTCGACCATCCACCCCACGGATCAAAGTCTACGGCGAGAATGACGTCAGAATCGCCGAAATGATCGGCGGCAATGTCGCGGTATCGCGTTCGGTACTCGGCATATCGTTCGACTCTCGCCGGCTCAAATCCAGACAGCCGCTCACGACCGATGTCGCGGCAATCTGCGATCACTTTGCCAGGATGCTTTTCTTCCCAATCGAGAAGGATGTCCTTGGTGCCGTCCGTAGAGTCGTTCTCAACGACCACCGCTCGCCAATCAGCGAACAAGCTACCGATGACTTCAAGCCGCGCGAGATTTGAAGGCAGAACGCCAGCAATGCCACGGGCCATGCCGACGATGCACACCTTCTGCGTTTTCGCTGAGGCGAAACCTTCAGCCGCAACTTCGTTTGCAAGCTCAGAGAACTCCTCGTCGATGGGTAGGGCGTCGTCAGGAGTCATGCGAAACGGATTGATTCGATAGGTTGTCACGCTGCCTCCTCAATCGCGGAGCAGCACCCCGCAGCCACAGGAACAACCGCGAACGCATCGTCATGCGAGAACATGGCCGGAACGCGACCGTCGCCAGGATCGACCGTCACGACAGCCGATGGATCGAGCGCCCTGAACCAACCACGCAAGTCCGATGGATCGACCCTCAGGACCATCTCATCGGCGGTCCCCAGAGCCGGGCAGGCTGCAAGACGCCTCCCTTCGGCGGTCTCAAACGACACGCACCTCCGTGAAAACCGCACCTGAAGGCGGTCATCGCCGGTGACTGAACCGGACCCACGCGACACGGCCTTGAGGAAGTCGGCGGCAAGCACCTTCGTGGGGTGGGAACGCCGCTGCGGCACGGAATCCCTCCACGGAACTGATTCGCAATGGCATGGATCAGCGATCACCGAATCGCTGCCAACGCTTAGGTGAACGCGACTGCCGCATCGCATCAACTGCGCTGGCCTGTCTCCGTTGCGACGAGCCACGGCAAGCATCCTCCTGGCCGATGAAGCGTGGATCATGACGTCGGCATCATCAACGCTCTGCTCAACGTCGGCCTCGGCCGCGTAGACGCGGCCACCGCTCCGAACGACGAACGCCACCATCCCGCAACGAACGTCAATGCGAACGCACCGGCCCGATGCCGCTCCGATTGTGCCAGAGAGGCAGCGAGCCAGTTGGCTCGCAGATATTCGACACAACGGGGATGATCGCATTGATGAGCCTTTCTTGGGGGAGCCGAGCGATCGCAGCGGGCGGTGCCGGGGAGTGAGTACCGGCTGCGTGGAGCGTGGACACGCCCGCCCACTGCGATGACCCAAGATCACTCGTATCGGATGCAGGCGAACCAGCCGCGGGATCCTCGCGCAACGCCGACTTCACGGGTGCGATAGCGGCCATAGAAGCAGCACCGCCGAATGGCATCGTCAGCGCTCGCCGTCGAGAAGCCGATGCCCTCACGGCATCCACTGTTATGCCCCTGGTGGCGAAGGACGCCGGTTGACGCCATCACTTCAGCGTCTGACTGTGCCGAGCCGTTGACCACCGTGATGTCATTGTGCTGATGCACGACAACGCGGCGGGGGGCAGCGTGATGAACGACCTGACGGCGAGGAGCAACGACGCACGTACCGCCGTCACACTCCGCTGGAGGAGATCCAGCACTCACGAACGAGGAAGAAAGAGCGAGGCAGACTGCCAGAATCATGAGCGAGAAAGGACGCATGGGAACCCTCCGTGGGACACACGAACAACGCCGTCAACCATGACGGCGATTTGCACTCGGCCTAGTCTTGGACGCGACGAACCGTTTGCCGTCGCTCACGAATCGCAACACCGGGATCAGTGGTCGTTCGCCGGGAAGGGGAAGGTGGCGGGCAGAACGCCCACCCATTGACCAGCGCGGACTCAGCCTGCTCGACGCTTGTCACGCAGAAGCACTGGCATCCGCCTTTCGTGCTGATCTCTGACATTCGCCGCTGCTGCAACAGGGTGGGTTCCGACTTCTTCCCTAACCCCGGCTGTTTCACTTCAAGGAACACAGCCCGCCCATCCTTGAGCATGAGAAGGTCAGGCAGGCCAGCCTTCTGCATCGGTCCCCCGTGCAGCTTCGTCGGTAGCCATCCGTGGCGTTCGGCCATCCGAACAATACCGGCGACGATCGTGCGTTCCAGCGGCATCCTTGCGCTCCCCGTAGAAGTTGCGATGCCCGAACAATTGAGCGTATCGCATTCAGGTCGTCAAGGGCAGCGTCACGTTTCTTGAAACAGATACGCCTCGATGACACTCCTCAAGGCGGGGTTGTTTATGCGCATGAACTGAAGGTACTGCCGGCCATTCTCCTCGGCATCTGCCTCCTGCAATGTCTTTCCGACAAAGCGACCAGAAGAAAAACGAAACGCTGATGCTTCTGATTTTCGCTCTGTGGCTGTTTGGTGAGACTCTCGGGCTCTATTCAGCGGATCGACGCGGACGACAACGCCGCAGTACACGCACTCCAGAACTGCGTACTTTGCCCCATCTGCCAGGACTTCATGCGACACGTACCCGCAACGTGCGCATGGGTGCTTGTCCCACAAATCGATTGCCATGCGTCACTCCTTGAACGCGATTCCTAGACTGTGTCGATTCATCGAACTCGCCCATGCGATTGAGCGAGCCTTTTGGTGCATTTCTCGCATCGTCCGTTCTGGCGATGCTCACAATGCAAATCCTCCTCGGTCTGCATCGCCAGAAGGCTTCTTGCTCGGCAGTACGCAGCAAGCTCAGCGATTTCCTCTGGAGTCCTGTCTCCAGGCATCGGGCCGTCGTTCATCGGCTCACAGTGATCGTCTTCTCGTTTGAGGACGATCCTCGGTGCTGGCTTGTTCCCTCGCCAGCCGCCTTTTTTGCGTGGCGGCAGATTGAACCGATTGGCCCACGACTTGATCGTCGTGTCGCTAACGCGGAAACGAAGTGCGATGTCTTCGACCGTCAGGCTCATATTCATGTACGCGGCGCTAAACGCCTCGCGGGATGGCTTCGTCGTCACCCGTTCTTCTCCAATGCTGCGTCTCGTTGCTTCATCAAGTCACGGCAGTACACCCTTAGAGCGTCACGCTCCTCGCAGTGCAGCTTGTATTGCGCTAACAGCCTTTCGACGAGGCACGTCGTGTGCCACCGGTGGCAGTTCTCAGAGTGCGTTTGAATCCGCTGATGCTGCTGGCGTAGCCACGCTTTCGCATCTGCGATTACGTCAGCCATTTGCTGCCTCCGGCCCCGGCGGCAGCGGCTGCCAATGCGTGATTTTCTTTCCCGGGTTCTCGTCGTCGTCCAGCCATTGCCCGAAGGAATCAAGGCTCGCAACGTGAGCGCCGAGGCTGCTCAATACCCACACCAACTGCATCCTTTCCGGCAGCCTCTCGCCCACGCTGACCCACCGCCGCTGCTCGCGGAGCCGGTCAATTTCTCGGATAGCCCACGCGACAACGTCGCTTGCATGCGCGTACTCAACGTCGTCGGGATCGCCACACCCCATCCCGCGAAGTGCTGGCGGAAGTGTGCGCAGCAGTCGTTCCATGCGAGCGTCGAAGGTTTCCTCACTCACTCCCCCACCTCCTTTGTTTCCGGCCCCGGCGGCAGCGGCTGCCAGTGAGTGGCGTTGAACCCTCCGCGGTCTGTCTGCCACGCAAGCCCTCCACCGCCAACGAACGTGGCTTCCATGACTTCGCCGTTGATGAAAGCCAGGACGAGCGATCCAACTTCCGGCAACCTCTCGCCCACCGGCACCCACCGCCGTTCCTCGCGGAGCCGATTGTTCTCTGCCTCCAGTGACTCAACCTTCTGCAACAGCGTCGAGATCGACCGCCGCTCCTCGACCAACTCTGCCAGCCGCGTTGCCACCTCACCAAGACACGCGGGGATCACGCCGTCCTCGGTGTTGATCGTGCGGGCGAGGATTCGCACGGCCTCGATCAGCGTTGCGTCGGATTTCGGGAACATCGCCCGCCCTTCTCCGTCGCACTCCTTGCACGATTCCTTGCAGCGGTGATCCATGCCGAAGCCGCCGCAAGCCGTGCAGGCGAACGGTGCCGCAATCGCCTCGGCCAGCGTCGGCAGCGGCCTTGTCCTGCCGTCCTCGGCCGCTCGGACGGCGGCGTCCCTTGCCGTGTCCTGGCACCATGCGTGGTTCATCAATTGCCATCCTTTGCTTCCAGGGCTTCCACTCGCTGCTCCAGGCGGTCGAGTCTGTGGTTCGTGTCGCCGCGCCACCCAACGCTTGCCAGCGTAAGGCCGAAGCATAGGAACCCAGCGACAGACAGCGCGACAAGAAACAAGTCGGGGCTCATTCCGGTCCATCCTTCCGCGTGCAGTCCTCTAACATCGCGTGCAACGGAACGTAACCGTGACTCCCGTCGTATGCGTTGGGCGCGTGGCCAGCCCAGCGCTTCGCCCGCAGGCAAAACGTCCCGTCTTCACAGAGGTGGAAGCATGGCGGCCCACCGTTCCCCACAACCTGCCCCCAGTCGGCGTGTTCGGCCGCGTGGAGCAGAGCCTCTTGCTTCTTGTCACCCACTCACCCCTCCCGCGGCCGTGCCGCTTCCTGTTGATCCGCCAGCCAATCCCACCAATCCGCCACCTGCCGTAACCAAGCCGCAGCCCGCCGCCACTCGCGCGGCTGGCGGGCGATGCCGTCCGCAATCGGCACCTTCACAGCCGCCTCCAGCGGCTGGGCCTCGCCGCGAATCGCTCCGCGGTGCCGAAGGTCGCGTGGTTTCCTCACAGCCCCGTCGCCTTCGTGCCGGGCTTGTACGGCCCGTTGGAGTAGCCCATGTCAAGCTGCACCAGCCGCACCGTCGCGGCCCGAAGCTCTGCTTGCGACAGCAGCCGCCAGGACGATCCGCTGCCGACGAACACCCAGGTGTTCGGATCGCCGGTCGGCACGGTGTCGGGATAGCCACGCCAGTCGGCGTAGCCGTGGTAGGTCTTGCCGCCGAGCGTGACCGTCACCCAGCCGCGGAAGAGGGTCGTTCTCGGAATCGCTGCCGGGACCGGCGACTTCCGAGGGGCCATCGCCCCCTCGCCGGACGCACCGACGAGAGCCAGAGCCGCCACCGCTACCAACGTCGAGACGAAACGCATTTCAGAATCCCTTCGAGGAATCGAACCGTGGCCGCCGTCGTGACGCACCACACCGCAAGGACGCCAAGAGGGGGTCGAACCCTCGTTGCCGGCAGAGCCGGATTCTTCCGCGGCTGGGCGCGCCCAGCACTTGAATTATTGGCGTCGTCACATCACCGCTTCGCAACCACCATGCACTTCGTCACGGCCGAGATCCGCTTCGCCGCGTAGGCTTTCAGGTCTTCGACAACAGACGGCGAGAGAAGTATGTCCGCGTCAATCGCGTTCACCACTCGCTCGACCGTCTGCCATGTCCTTGCCCTGTGGATCTGCGACCGAAGTTTCGCGGCCTTCACAGCAGCGATTGAATCAAGATCAACTTCAAGCGGGGGGACCATCGTCACGCTCCTTTCAGTTTGCTACGGATGTCTTGCCGAAGCTGAGTACGTATGCCAGCAATCTCGGCCTCAAGCTCTTCGTTGCGTTGAATCAACTCGCGCCCAATGACAACGGTCATCAAGATGGCTTGCGAGAACTCACTCCCTGTTGCCATGCCGGCAAATGTCTCAAGCCTGTCAAATGCGTTCGACCAATCGGCAAGCTTGCCGGCGTCACGGCTCATGCTCGGTTCCACGTTTTGGGCGTAGCTGTTCACAAGATCGTCAAGCCAGGAAAGCTCTCTTCGAACGCGATCCTTGGCTTTCAGTCGCTGATCCAGTTCATCAAAACCGTCAGCGACGTTGTTCGCTACCTTGTCGGCAGTGATGCCAAGCACGTGAAGCGACCGAACGATCTCCAAAACGCTCGCTGCCTTCATCACAGCACCTCCATTCGCGGCGTGTTGTGACGGCCTTCGTTGACGATGAACAGGTTTCGCCTTGCTCTCGTCACGGCGACGTAGGCAATCCGGCACTCCTCGTCGTGCTGCCTCTCGTCCTCGGCACCGTTCTGGACGCGGCCGGATGTTGTCGTGAGGAAAGCCACGCTGTCGGCCTCCATCCCCTTGACGCTGTGGATCGTCCCGACACGGCACTTCGGCTCTGCGGCCAACTCCATGCCGTGGTTCTTGGCTTGCTTTCTCCACACATCAGCGTGATCAACAAGCTTCTCCCATGCCCCGCTGGTGATCGCGGCTTGAAGGGCAGGGGATGCGCCGACGTCTTGAAGATCCGCGGGAAGGATGAAATCCCAGCGGTCCATCTCGTCATCCGACGAGAACCGCTTCTTCGTCCCGCGAATGAGCATCGGCTGCTTCACTCCTGGCGAGAGCATCCCGTTGCTTGGGAGCAGTTCCGTCGCCCGTCGCCACTCCAAGCCGGTAATTGGCTCACCCCGCTCCAGCTTATAGAGCGCCTGCAAGCCGTCTGAGCGGTGAGTCGGGCCTTCAGGGGCATTCGTCCAGCGGCAGGGCTTGCCTCGCCCATGCATCGCGGCGGCCAGCCGGCCAGCTTGGTAGCGGGTGCGAGCAATGAGCAGCCACGACTCTCGCGGATCAATGCGGTCCACCATCTCATCAAGGCCATCGGCCGACTCAACTCGCCCGTCATGGTCTGCCGGCTCGATGTGTCGATCAAAGTAGCCACGGTGCATCCTCCGCAGGCATTGTTCGCCTAACCGAAGAATCGGCGCAGGGCAGCGATACGACTTCGGCATGATCTGCTCCTTGGTGGCCTTCCACCCCATGAAGCAATCAGCGTTGCTGCCTGCGAAGCCGAACACACTTTGAAAGGGATCGCCCACCACATAGCACCAACGGACGCTCGGGGCTGCGACGAACCGCTTGCACACCAAGTCGAGGAGTGGGCTTGCGTCCTGCTGCTCGTCAAAGAGCCATGCGGACACCTCGGGGACCGGGGGTAGATTCCCCTTATATATATAGGAGCCTTCTGACACATCGAATCGAACTCCAGCTTGCGCGGCGAGGAGATCTACGAAATCGATTCGGTCGCCAACTCGCTTCGCCGTCTCATACCTGTCGAGCATCGGCTTGATCTTGGCGAAGTCGGGGAGCGAATCATCGACTCGGCGCTGATTTCGCACGACCAACTCGACCGGCACAAGCATCGAACGAGCCAAAGCCCAGCAGTTCAACGCTGCGGAAGCCTCGGGGTCACCGCTGAACGTCACCGCACCGGTGTCATCATCGATGGAGACCTGAACCTTCACGCCCATGGCCTCGCTGATCCACTCTAGGTCAGCCTGCTTGTCGGTAAGCAACTGCCCGCCCGAAAGCCCCTGAAGCCTGTAGCAAGCACTGTGGACCGTACGGAACCACCCCTCCTTGGACAGCAGCCCCTCGGAAACCCCCCAAGCCTTCGACGCACGGCCAACGGCCTCGGCCCGTGCAGCGCGAGTCATGGAGGCAAACCCCAGCCGCAGCGGGTCGCCGCCGAGCCTCTCCAGTGCCAGTTCCATCTTGGACAGGATCGCTGTTGTCTTCCCCGTCCCGGCCCCACCGACGAGCCTCGCAACTTCCGCTGGCTTGCTCAAACTTCCCATCTTCACGCCTCCTCACTCGCGACTACCGTGTGGACCGAAAAACTTTTCGGGCCAACCCGCTTCCTAAACCGCTTTTCAGTCCAGCGTTCGTGCCTTGTTTTTCAGGGCTAAACGCTCGCTGGCCCAAAAGCCCACCCTAAAAGACCCCAAGAGCCCCCCTCTTCAAAAACGGCCATATACAAGGGGGGAATCAGTCATCACCCGCTCCGTCGATCGCCATCGACTCCAGTGCAGCAAGTTCCTGCCTCGTCCACACGACGTAGTTCTTCCGCGTGTCGCCAAGATGCCGGAACCTCCCGTGCTTGAAGTCCTGTGCCCCGAGGCTCCCAAGCAGTCGCCGTTTAAGTGCGAGCCGCTCGCCCTCAGTGACCTTGTGATTTCGCTCAATGTCCTCCCACACCTTCCCCCAAATGAACCACAACGTGCCGTCCTGCCTCCATGCGGCCCGTCCTGTCGGGTCGGGTATATCCTCGTCGCTCGGCTGGGAAGCCTGCATAAGACGATCGTGGAGCCAGCCAGCCAGAACCACGTACCGAAGGGATGACGCCCCCGGCCATTCCTCCTCGGCCGTCTCCAGCAGTTTCGCCTTGACCCCCTGCGTCCTGCGGCTCCTGGGCGTCTTGCTTGTGGCGTAGTCCTGAACCTTCAGCCCCCCGTCCCAAATGCCGTGCCACGCCTTCGGCTCGGCGTCGAGCATGATCTTGCCGGTCGCCGCCAAGACCGCAGCGGCGACTTTCATCGCACTGCGGTACTGATCCACGGTCAGGGAGACGTTCCCCGAACGGTTGGTCGTGTACTGCTTCCAAGCCGGAACGTGCAGTCGGTACTCCAGCGGATCCGAATGAACGATGGTAAGTTGCCAATCCCCCGGCCCCCATTCCGGCTCGGAGTCAGTGTTGGGGGTCAGCGGTGCGAACGACAGCCCGCTGGCCGTGAACGCTTCGCACGTTTTCTTCGGCACTGCCTTGCGTGGCTTCTTGCCGCCTTCGGCCGGCGGATCGCCACCCCCGTCACCGTTTGACGAATGGTGCCCCCTGCTCTCTGCCTCACCGCCGCCGTCACGCTCCGTCAGGTTTGCTGCCTCCATGGCGCTCTCCGGGTCATGCCCTGAGATGTGCGTCTTGCGAGCGAATGAGATGGCAGACCGAACCACCGACACAACCTCACCGTCAGGCAGAGGAGGCTTGCACATTGTCGCGTTGATGGCCCGCATCTTGGCGAGCAGATCCTGCTGCTCCTGCGGCCTGTCGATGTCCGGTCCACTGCGGAACGCCTCACGCACGGCAAACCGATGCAGCTCGTTGTTCCTTCCTGGCCCATCGCCTCCGTACTGAACCGGATCATGGAGCAGCATCCTCGATGGCTTCTTTCCATTCCCACCCTGGATGCCGCTGCCGTCATCGTTCCACAGGATCGTCAGTAGCTTCTCGGGGATCGGTGCCAACTCGACTTCGCTCGGGGACAAGCCATCAACCCACTGGTACACCTTGCCCGTGTGGTGCGTTGACGGCGGGATCACCGACTGCGATGCCCGCCCTCCGTTGCCGAAGCGAAACTCAATGCCCCGTAGCTTTTTCACTTGGATCGGCGGCAGGCTTTCATCCCACCGAAATAGCCGATGCGGACCGCGACCAGCGATGTAGGTCGGCGTGTAGATTTCACCGAGCCCCAAGTCCGACCAAGCAGCGGAGGCTTCCGGCCCGTCAAGTTCGACGTCAATCAAGCCGCTGGCTGGCCCGAGCAGAACCCCGATGTTGACGGGAGTGTCGCTGTCGAGCCACGACAGGATTTCATCCTCGTCGGACGTTGCTCGCATCTGCCACCCGTCGCCACCAGCCGGATGCTTCCCCGGCGTTCCGCAGTCTTTGCCCTTCCAGCAAGTGCAGACAGTCGGCTCGCGGACGCCATACAGCCTGACAAGCTTCCATCCTTTGTCGTAGGTTCCAAGGAGCGATCCAATGCCCATTTGGTGAATCCGTTCGTGCGGTGTCTGTGACATTCGTCCCGTTTTCCTCCAGCGGTTCCGACCGGGGGGCGAACTGCCCCCCGGTCGGCTTCCGCAAAATCAGTCACTCGTCGGTTTCGATCTGACGCTCGACAGCCTTCAGCGGGTTGGTGTAGAGACGCTGAATCGCAGCACCGGCCTCCTTGCTGATCTTGCCCGTGAGACGCGGGATGATCTGCGAGTAGTCGATGCCACCCTGAGACGTTGCCTTCTCCAGCGTCAGGGAAACCCTGGCACGGAAGTGAGGAACCTCCAGCCGAGTCACGAACGGGGCGACGGTCTTCAACGAACCCGGCCCGGCCGAAACGATCACAGGAAACGCCTCACCCTCCTGCAAGATCGCCATAACGCGCGACTCCTTGCACCGCCGCCCGAAGCCGCCGCGACCGCTGCCGTCCTTGTTCCACGGCAGACGGTTCCAGTCGTAGAGCCGGTTGCCGATGCGGCACTCCTCCAGAGCGACCGGGTCGATGTCACCGAGATCGTCACTGACTCGCTCGGCTGTCCGAAGGTCGTAGGTCACCAGCAACGGTGGCTTTCCCTTCTGGATGTCCTCGCTATTCCACAAGACGCCACGCTGGCCGTAGTAGGTGAGGATGCCCTCAATGGCCTTCGTCTCCACCTCGTTGTTCCCCGAGTCCAGATAGACCCAGGTTTTCCCGCCACCCGCTGGCGTCTTGACCTTCACCAGTGCGTTGAGGTCAAACCCACGCCCCTGCGTGTTGGCCTCAATCGCCTCCGCGATGTCACTGTCTGGCATCAGTGCCGGAAACAGCGAGACATCCACCTCCTCCAGACGAGACAACGACGTCCCGCCGCTTGCTGCAACTGCCGTGCTTGCTGAACTCTTAGCCATGAACACATCCTCCATGCCTGACTTCTGAAACCCAAACAATTAGCCGCCGTCAGAGCGCTCTGCTCCGAAGTTGCGACTCCACGAACTCCGTCACCAAGCCGTCAAAAGCGGTCCCAGCGACGAAAGACTCACCACGATTGCGGCCACGGTTCTTCGCCCGTTCAGCCAGCCATGCCTTGAGGGTTGCCGTTGCAACGGTCGTGATCTCCTCGGCAATCCCCTCCTTTTTTGCTGCGTCCAGCACCTTATCACGCTGGTCTGAGTTGACCGAAAGCCTCAGAGACTCCTGCATCCACCACGTTCGCCCGGCAACCTTGCATCCGTCGAGGCCACTTGCCCCGAGGGACTCCAGCGCCAGCCGCTCCATGCGTTCAAGCCGTTCGTTCGCTGACTTGAGCGAGGCTTCGGCGGCTGACTTCTCGTCACGCAGCCTCGCCACCTCAGACAACAGGTCGGACAACTCGCTCGGAATAACCACCTCACCCGTACTCATCAGTTGTTCTCCGGTTCGACCAAGACACACTGGACTACGGCCTGCCAATCGACCGTTCGGCGTAGGGCAGTCGCCAACGCCGCACTGAAAAACTCGTCCATCTGCGACATTGGCTCACGAAGCTCTTGGCAGATTTCGTGTTGGAGCCGAGCCGCCACCCGCGTGATGCACCAGCCTTCGCTCACCTGACTCGCAATGCGACGGCAGAGCTTCTTGTTCTGGCGAATCATCTTCACCATGACCAGCGTCTCGCGATTCGCCACTACGTCACCGCTCAAGATCATGCCACTGCCTCCTTCCGGCTTGATAGCCGAGCCATAACGGATGAAACGACGTCGCTCTTTGTCGTGAGTGCCCGATACACGGCCTCGTCAATCGTGTCGCGGGCAACAAGGTGGTAGTAGTGGCAGCAAGCGGACTCCTGGCCCGGCCTGCGGAGCCGCCGCAGTGCCTGCTCATAGATGCCCGGCGACCAATCGACCGAGTAGAAGACGGCGTGAGCAGACCGCGTCAGGTCGATCCCCTCCGCACCAGCACGAATCTGAACGCCGAGAACGTCGCTGTTCCCTGCCTTCCATGCAGCAAGAGTCTTTTCGCGGCCACTGACCTCGCTGTATCGCCTTCCCGTCTCCCGGCACAGTGCCTCAATCTCACGGGCATCGGACGAGAAGACGTAGAACACCACCAGCGGCTCTGCTCGGTCGAAGTCATCCAGCCAATCCCGAAGCGCTGCTCGCTTCGCCGGCATCCCGTCGATCAGCGATGCCGCTTCGGCCTCATCCACGCGGGCATATCCGCTCGTCGCCTGCCGCAGCCGGATCGTTCGGGCTAGTGCATTTGCACAGGTTACGAAGCCCGAGGACACCTCGGCCACCAACTCACGCTCCAACTCCTTGTAGAAACGCATCGTCTGCGGCGAGAGGTCAACGGCGATCCGCTGGTGCGTCTCTTCTGGCAGATCAAGGACATCCTCGGTCGCCACCTTCCACACCCAAGGGTCCGTGATCTCAGCGAACTCCTCCTGCCGGATGTATCGCTTCACCTGGGACGGGAACATCGGGTTGACCTCGGCAAACCGCGACCGACAGCGGACGTATGACGGCCCGAAGACTTCGGGCTTGACGAAGCGGAACTGCCCGAACATATCCAGCGGACCATTCGGCATCGGCGTCCCCGTCAGGGCGAGCCGTCGAGCCGATTGATTCTTCGCAGCCAGTGCCGCAAGCCACTTGCTCGCCCTTCCGGTCGGTGACTTTGCCCGATGAGACTCATCAAGGATGATCCATGACCACGGCATGGAAGCGATGGCCTTGCCCAAATCGCCCTGCCAGACGGCGTCGTAGTTGGCGATCACCACAAGCGGTGTCGCCCCAGCCACCGTGACCGCCTGCTTGAGCCGTTCCGCCCTCTTCTTGGTGGCTCCCTGCGTCAGCAGCAGCGGCCTCGCTGGCCTACCCAGCACACCGCTCGCCATCAACGCACAAAGGGTCTTGCCGCCACCCATGCCGATCGCTGCCATCGCCCCCGGCTTGTCTCCAAGCCACTCAACGAACCGCGTCTGATGCTGCCTCGGCTCGTAGCCCCCGGCCGATGCCCGCTCGACCGCCTCACTCCACCATTCACCAACGGCCTGCGGAGTGACCACAAGGATGTTCTTGCTCATGGACGATCCTCCGCAAGCTCCAGCAGCTTGCCGTCAACGTCCTCGCGGTTCTCCTCGACGTAGTTCTCGACCATCTCCTTCGCACGATTCCAGACCGCGAGCGTGAAGTCTGCCGTCCCTGGCTTCTTGGATGACAAGCACAGCAGTCGCCAGTCGAGCAGTTCCACTTCGTCAGGGGTCGGGGGCCAGCCGTCGCCGTTTGAGTCACGCCGACAGCCGGGATCGCCGGCATGGACGATGAACTCGACCTCGACATGGAGCGTGGCGAAGCCTCGGCCAAGCTCATCGTTCTCGTCAGGGATCTCGATGGTGAGTTTCATGGCCCCACCTCCTCGGCGTTGGCGGCGACGATCTCAGCCTTGATCGCCTCCAACTGCCGGTCGATCGCATCGCGGTATTGCGTCAGCTTCTCGCAGGCTTTCGCCAGAGCCTCGTTGCGGGTGTTGTAGGTGTTGTGATCGACCGTCCGCAGGAACACTTGGCCGAGTCCACCACTGTGGCGGCAGACCGCGACGTTCCCCGGAAGTCGACCGAGGCACTCGTACGCTGAAATCCAATACTGGCAACCAGTCTTATCGTCGCACCTGTCATGAATGAACATGGTGTAGATGTGAGAGCCATCGGGGATCGGCGTTCCGTAGGTCTCAATCATCCCCGCGATAGCTGCCGCTGCCTCGGCGTCTCCGGTCATCGTCTCTGTTGATGCTTGGTCCATAGCGCGTTCCTTGCTGTGAGAGGGGGGAAGAGAATCCGTTCCTGAAAAGAAGTGCCGGGGGGCAGGGGGAAACGGAGAAACCCTGCCCCCCGGCAACAGACAGCGGGGGACTAGACCGCCATCTCCAACGCAATCCGCTCGGCACGGCGAACCGCACCGTCACGGAGCGAACGGATCACACGCCCCATCTCGTCGGGCCGACGCTGACGGGACGCCTCATGCTGCACGAACCCCTGGACGGCATTGAATGCCTCCCAGGCAGACACCTGAAAGTCATTGCCCATCGTCGGGCGACCTGTCTTGACTCGCTCGTTCTGGAGCCTGCGGAAAATCGCCTCGGTGCGGTTCCGATGGATCGTCGCGGCACGACCCTCATCCCGCTTCGGCTCTCCGTAGACGGCGTTCAGGAACTCGACCATCTGAACCTGACGCCCCTCCATCGACTCGATGAGTGCCGACAAGCTGCCCCACGACTCCTTGAGCGTGGAGAACTGCCCGATGAGCGTGTCCATCTCGCTGCGGAGTCCGCCGGTATGCCAGATCGAAACCGTCGTGCCCTTGGTCTGCCGCATGATGTGCATATTGGAACAGGCATCACGCCAGTACCCCATCGAAGCCCTGAATGCCTGACCGCCGTACCCCGCGTTGATGATCACGCGAGGGAAGACGTTGTCGGCGGTGCCGTAGACAGCCTTGCGATGCTCGACCGTGGGCTGGATGGAGACGAAGTGACCGTTGCGGAATCCGCACTGGACGTCGGCTACACCGTCGAAGGCAGCGGACGCGGCCTCCACCAGAGCGAGGACATCGTCGGTGGTGTGCGGGACGTACCGCTGGCTCACGCTGCCTTGACCGACAACGTCATGCGTGTCGGAGCGGAACAGGGCGTACCACGGTGTCCGCATCCCCTCGGGGCCAGCCAGCGGGAAGCGGTCCACGCTGAAATCGAACGCTGACTTCACCTTGCTCACAACCGAGTTGTCCATCGTCGCGATGCTCATGATCTGTTCTCCGTTTTCTGAGTAGTGTTTCCAAGCCTAAACAATCAGTCCAGCGTCCCGGCCAACGCGGCCGCAACGCAAGTCATCGAATCCCGAAATCAGCCGATTCTGCTGGCGATCTGCTCCGCTTTCGTCAGGAGCGTGAGCAGAGATGCCGCGTCACTTGCAAGCGAGCGAAGTTCCTCATGGGCTTCGTCTGGCGTCATCTCATTTCCCTTCACGTCGTCTTCCACGATGCCGCATGACATATGAATCCTCATGCTTCGCAGTGCGCAGTCGAGTTGCTTTCTGATGACGCCAATCATCGTCGCGGTTGTTCTGGTCTGGTCGGCCAGGAGTCGGACAGAAAGCTGGTCGTGCTTCTGCTTTGTCGCGGTCATGGTCATGGTTCCGTTTTGAAAAGGGTTGGGGAGTCCGAACAATCGGTCAGGAAGGGATCTGCGTCACGCGAATCGTCTCGCCCGTCCAGGGGTTGATGCACTCTTCGCGGTGCAGCCCCTCCTGCTCACGGATCACGGCACACAGGTCTTCGATCAACGTCAGGACGTTGTCTACGTTCTTCGGGTTGTCGCCTACCTTCGTCTGGAGTCGCGTCTTCAGGTCATCGCGGCCAAGCGACCGGATCGCGTCCTGAATCTTCTTGAAGTCCATCTTGGAAGCAGGGGTCATCGCAAGTCTCCGTTGGAAAGGGTGTTAGGGAGTCCGAACAATCAGCCGCGAAACGGAACCGTCGCCTTGCCGCTACGGTTGATAGTGCAGCGGGTCTTGCTACCCCACTTGCGGAACCCGTCATTCACGAAATCGCAGAGGCTCTGCTCGATAGCGGCCGCACGATCAGCGGCCTCACGGCAGGCCGTCTCGACTTCGTGCCGGTTAAACTCCTCGGCCGTCATTCCGGTGGCCTTGCGGGCAGCGATTCGGGCAGCAATGCGAGCCTTCGTTGCGTCGTCCATTTTCTTGTCTCCGTTTTTAAGAACCCCCCGAGGCGTCCGCCCCGGTATGACCCTAATATACACTATCGGCAAACGGTGTCAATAGCCTATAGAAATAATTTTTCCCTCCCGTTTTGCTCTCGTTTTTCAGGGTTTTGCCGTTTTTGCCCCCCGGCCCCCCCCCGGCCCCCGGCCGGTTTTGGGCCCCCGGCCGGTCCCCCCGGCCCCACAGCGGGCCAGCCGGGGGCCGGGCAGGCGGTCACGGGCCAGCCCCCCCGGCCCCACGGACCACCGCGTCAATGAACGCGGTGACCGCTCGGGCCATCGGCGTGTCGCTTCCCAACTCCTGGCCAATACGGACGAGCGTCAAGGCCATCACGATTGAGTCGATGGACTTCATGCCATCACCTCCTTCTCAACAGGCCAGACGTAAGACAAGTCCGATGGCTCATGCCACCCGAACTGACAGTAGTGGCCGTAGTCCTTGCGAAGCAAGTTGCTGCGATGGCTTGCGTGAAACGATTCGTAACCAAGCCAGTTCGGAAGTCGCCAGCCAAGAATGTCAGCGCGTGAAACAACGGCAGCATCGAAGATCGCTTGGCGAACCGCGACGAACTGATCGAAGAGAGTGTCTCGGTAGCCTCGGCTTCGCCATTCACAGCACATCACCATGCCGTACCCCGCAAGGGCAACCTCATGCCCTCGCCACATCCTGGCCGCTGGATGGTGCGACCACGCGGACTTCGTTGGCTGATGATCGCCAACCGGAACGCCGAGTGCGAGGAGCAGTTGTTTGGTTTCGACTCGCTGCTTGCCGAGCCGCTTTCGGTCAAGACATCGTGCCGAATGCGTGAACGATGCGTAAGGAAGAAACGTCTGCATCAGAATCCCTCCCCCAAGCTCTTTGACTGAAACCTAGCCTTGCGCACGATCACCGAACGTCTGACGATCTTTTCGTGCGACCCTGTGTCCCCGAGGAACTTGTTCAGAGACAGGTCAAGTTCATAGGCAAGCAAGTCGCCGTTATCATCCAAGGTGCCCTCGTTGCACTGCACCTTGATCACGGCCACGGACGGACGCCCTAGCTTGTCGAAGGTGTTGACCCTGGCCGTGGCCTCGATGCCGTGTTGTTTGCCTGTCGCTTGCAGCATGATCGACCGCGTATCGGGCGACGTCGCAAGCCAAGCCCCAATGCTTTTCATCGGCATGGTTCACCCCACCTTCGCGTTGACGTTGAGCCACCCGACGAACGCAACCTTCGGCCGGGGGACTTCCACGGCCCTGACCTCTTCGCTGTCCTGAAGCCCCAGCTTCTTGAGCTTTCGCTGAGCCTTGGCGAACGTCGTGAACCACTCCTGAACAACACCAGACGGCGTGTCTTCTTCGTGGTACGTGATCCCGTAGATCACATGGCATCGCACCGCTCTGGCCTTCTTGACCTTTGCTTTTGGTTCCATCACTTCACTGCCTTTCGTTGAATGTGTTTCCTTGCCGCCGCAATCAAGTCTTTTCGCCGCCTCTTCGCCGCGTCTTTTCGCGGCACTTCCACCTTGAACTCAAACCTTGCGACCGCCCTCCCCTTGCGAACGGCGACCCGCCCGCTGTCGAGGATTGCGACCATTTGCTCTGGTGTGTGGCACAACTCCCCCGGAGGCGGCTGCAACACCCACGCACCGCTCCCCGACCTTTCAACCGTGAGGTATTCACGCACCTCATCCACTCGCATCGCATCGTTGGGCTGCATTGAGTGGCGGTCGAGCCGGACGGCGGTCAGCACCATGCCGAGGATCGATCCGCTGAAGTAGGCCACCACGTTCATTGGCCTGACGTACTCAGCGCTGTCGAGCAGGAACTCGCCAAGCGGATCCTCGCCGTTTTTAGCCACCCAGCGGGAGTAGTCGAGCCAGCTTGCTTTCGCTTCATCGGCTGTTGGAACGTCCTCCTGATTACACAACTCATGGTCGCCGTCCGAGTAGTTGTCGACGGTGTAGCCTGTCTCGCTTTTGGTGTCGCACCAGTAGGTGGTCTTGTGCCAGCCACCCGGCGAACCGCAATCGTTGTCGCCGCATTGCCACGCGGTTTGGACCCATATATCGCAGCACATCACTTCACCGCCTTTCGCTGCCGCCCGACCTTCCGAACCTTGCCCATGAACTCCTTGCCGTTGATCCACCACTCGCCGTCGCCGTCACGGTCAACGGCTGCGAGGTCGAGCGAATCCCATTCCTGCTTGGTGTAGGCGGGACCGCCCTCGTCGTGCTGGTCGTACATCACCTTGATCCGCTCGCCGTTCGGCATCGCCAGAACGTGAGTCGCTTGCCACATGCGGCTGTCCTCGTTCATCGGACTCCTCCACACTTGACGCCATTGATGGCCTGAGCCACCCGGTTCCCGGCCAGTACGAACTCAAGGTTGAACAGCACGATCGCGTAGTTGCGAGCAGCGGACTTCAGCCCTTCCAACAGATCACCGAACGTCTCATCGAAGACTGCTTGCACCTCCGCACGAAGACGGGGGGCAAGTTCTTCAGCCTGCTCCGCTATTTCATTGTCGGTCCACCCAAGCTCACGCAGCCGTGAGATGCAGGAGTTGGTTGCCTTGTCGCAGGCATGACTTGTGAGTTGATCCAGGGTCATTGGTTGTCTCCGTTTGAGTCGTGTTCAAGAGTGCCAGTGCTGAATCTTGCCGCCGAGTTTCTTTGCCGCACGAACCGCCAAGTCGCGGCGGCGGTGCTTGCGTCCAACAACATCCATCCGTCCGTTCTCTGTGGTCCGAAGGATCCAGTAACGGCCAGACGAGTCACGCTCCCCGATGATCGTGATGACCTTGACTTGCATCACTCGCCCTCCTTGGCGAAGGCATTGGAGCGGTCGAACGATGACTCCCACGCAGCGTCGGCAGCGGCTCGGTACTGCTCCGCAAGTGTCGAAAGCTGGCGATTAATCTCCATCCACGCATGGCTCTCGGTCGCGAACAGCCGAGTGGGGTTGATGTTCATGCTGCCCCAAGTGCTTTCGATGGATTGGCAGACGTAGCCGCGAGCTTCCTTCCGCCCGACCAGAACCTTTCGGGGAGCGGCATCAAGTGGCGTTGCGCCGACGTTGCGTGACGGCACGTAGTAGGCAGTTGTGCCCTCAAGCTCCGTCAGCGGCTCATTAACGGTCACGGCGGGGAAGGCGGCAGCGAACGACTTGCAATACTGTCGCCACACCTCGGCACTCGCGGACTTGGACGATGCGGTGTCAACGTGCCGCACCTCAACCCCCGCCCCGATGTGCGCGTCACGGAACTTGTTGAAGAGTGGATCAACAACAATCGTCGTTTTCGGAGACGGGTGGGCAGAGCAGATGGCATCGCACACCTCACGGCCTTGCTTGGTCCACGGGAGGTGAATGAACCTTGTGTATAAGTGCCCCCGGCACTCTTGGTACTGCCCACTTGCTGCTTTGATTTTCTTTCCCCACTTCGCCACGAAGCCCTCCGGGTTGCGAAGGTGAATCGTGATCTTGTGGATCGGCGTGATCGTGCGGCCGAGGATGTGGTCGAGTGTCGGATTCTCGGAAACGTAGTCGATGTCGTGCATGGCTTTTTCTTTTGTGTTGTGAGTTAGTGGAGGACAGGTATCCGAACAATTACCAGATGCGAATCGACTGTGATTCCCGCTTGGGCTCAGGGTTGTTGGGGGTGCTGATCTCTTCAAGGATGGAGGTCAGCGTGTCGAAGATGTCATTCAGTCGCGGCAGCACATCCGTCTCGGCGTTCACCATGTTGGAACGCGAGCCGTCGCCGTAGGGCGAGGCCATCTTCCGCAGGATCGCTGCCCTCATGTGCTTGAGGTCGGTGCAGGCACTTGCGATGCCTTCAATCATCCGGTTGCGTTGCTCGTTGAGTCTCATCGTCGTTCTCCGTTTGAGATGGTGGAAGGTGTAGAAGTCCCGTCGATCACTGATCAATCCAAATGCACCAAGCAGCGGCGACGTCATGCCGAACGCCGTTGATGATCGTCGCTCGGTCGCGTCCGCAGATCTTCGTCCCCGGCTTGCGAGGCTGGAGGTAGCCGCACTCGATCAGAACCCTGTTGCAGTCGCGGACCAGTGCCCGCTCCTTGTTCCACTCCGCGACGTCGAGAACGTGGCTGAACACTTCCGCCCCATCGAATCCCTGCTCCTGGCACTCCGGGTCGTTGTCCCAGACGTCGTTGATGTAGGCGATCTCGGCCTTGAGTGCATCGCTGCCGTGCGTTTCGATGGCAAGCAGGAGCCGAGAGCGGTTCGGGAGGTAGTCGCTTGCTCGCATGGTCGGCTCCGCTTCGACCAACTCCAACTCGTAGTCCTGAAACGGCTCGCCGTCCGAGACGAACTCGGCAACGGCCTTCGCTTCGGCAATCGACGGGAATCGCTCCTCGGCAAGATCGGGGTCCAGTTCGTCGCACTTGATTCGGTAGCTGGTCATGGTTCGTTTCCTTGTGGTTCGTGGAGTCCCGACCCGGCCTCCACAGCGGAGGCCGGGTATCCGAACAATTGGTCAGGCGGGGAACTTTTCAAGCAAGTTCTTGATCGACCCGTAGACTTCCCGCTGGGCCCGTTGTTCGGCGTCTTGGTTGGCATTGGCCAGCAGAGACGTCGAGCGACCTCCGCCAACGTGCATGAGGAGCGAGTCGAGAAAGTGATCGCTGATGCCGACCAAACCTTCGCGTCCGTTTTTCTTGAACCGCTCATCGGCATGAGTCCAGAACACATACTTGTGCTGCGCGAGCAGCATTGATTCGGACCACTCAATCGCGTCGGCAGGATTGAGCGTTGCCCGCTCAATGAACTTGCTCTTGGCTTCTTCGTATGACTTGGTTGCGTAGCTGACCTTGTCGGCAACCCTGTCGGCCAGCGTGACGGCGGGAGCGGCAACCGCCGGCTCCCCGAAGACGCCACCCTTGGCGATCGCGGCGGCTCGCAGCCGTTCAATCTCGGCCAACGCCTCGGGGCTCTCGCCGTTGTCCGACACCTCGTTTTCCCAAGAGCCGCGTTCGTAGCACTCGGGGCAAAGCTCAGCGGAACCGTTGTCCCCGGTGTCCCGCGTCTTGCGGCCGCAATCGCCGCACTTGAAACAGCCGCCGCGATTGAACTTGCTTGCGTTCTTCATTTTCGTCTCTCCGTTTTGAACCTTGCCGGGGGGTCCGCCTCGGCTGCTTCTATCATACCCTATCGGCGTTTTGTGTCAATAGGCTATAGAAAAATATTTTCCCTCTCGGTTTTACCCTGAAAAACGCGATTTGCCGCCGCCTACGTCGCCCCCCAACGGGGGGGTAGTTCAGGGGCAACCGGGGGCCGGGGACGGAGACGCCCCCCCCGTGAGCCGCACTGGAGCGGCGGTCTCAATCCAGACGCGAGCGCCGCATGACAGCGGCTTGTCTGGAGAGTAGACGATGACGCACGGACCAAGGACTTCAACGCGAGTCGCGTAGACGTTCGTGCGTCCGTTCTTCACCGTCAACACAGGGTGACGATCGCCGGTCTTGAGATTCCGACGAATCACGTGCTGATTGACATGGATGATGGTCTTGCCCATGCAAGCCATTTTCCATGCTCGTCAAGAAGTGGCTGGCTTGGATCGCTTCTGCGTCTTCGGGACAAGCCGCTTGGATGCGATCCAGACGGGATTCCCGCTGGTCGCGTGAATGAGCGGACGGAGACGGGGGAGATCGGCAGCAGAGATTGCCGCCAGCCGCTTCCCGCCGTTCGTGTAGATCCCGCACCGCGCATTGCGAGCCGCTCGCGTGACCGTCTTGACGGCACACCCAAGCTTCTCTGCTGCTTCAACTGACGAAAGGTAGACCACTTCGTTGCTCTCTTCCACTGGCCGTTCCTCCATCATCATACGGTCGTGACTTTTTTTGTCTATAGAGTGACTTCAGTTTTCAGCCCAGCTTTGAGCGTCGGCGACCAGCAACGGCATCGTTCTTCGCCGCTGCCGGGGGGAGTGCCGCCGACTACCTCGGCCACGGTCACGGCAGCGGGGAGAAGGTCGCAGCCGCGTGGTACGTGGACCCGAGGCTCCAAAAAAAGCAGCCAGCGTGGTCGCTTCTTCCGCGGCTTGGGCTTGGGGGCGACTTTCCACCGAGCAATTGACGGGTATTCATTCACCCCCCCCCC